GTGCTACAATTTCAGGTGTATCACCTTCTTGTATGTCATATGTATAATACAATAAAGGACTTTTTAATGCTTCTGGTAGAATATTGGCACGTGCCAAAAGATTCGTTAGAATTATAGTTCCACCGTTATAATTTGAAGATAATATTTTTGGTAATGTATTAAAGTATTGCATTTTAATAACCTTGTTGTATCTTAACTCTATCAACAAGCACAGTTTCTTTGAAACTTAAATCCATTGTTGTTTGTACGGGTTGACCGTCTTTATAAGAAGACCAACCATTTGGTGCATAGTTTACAGTCACATTTTCTAAAACACAATCTGTTATCTTATTGATATTTGGATTAATTGCGCCGTCTTTTCTGAATGATAAATTAAACACTCCAGGTGGTGTGTAGAAGAATCCAGCAGCACCAGTAACAACAGTCGGTGCTGCGTATGACCTGAATAGTTTGATTATTTTCTGAACTTGTTGTGCTTCACGAGCAGACTTTGGTGAAAATGTGAAAGACATTTCAAATGTTCTAAAATCTATACCTTGAAACAAAACCTGTGATTGTGGATTAAAAGCATAACCCAATTTATTCAATGCTAATTTTGCCGCAGAATTTTCCATCACACTTTGTACAATTCCTGGAATTTTACCTATTCCAGGTAACGCAGAAGCCGCATCCATTATTGATACTTCACCATAATTTGCACCATATTGGAAACTCACGGTATCTGGCATATATAAAGAAACAATCGCTTTCAAATCTTTTTTCACACTCATAAATTCTGCTGCTGTTGTTCCTCCAAAAGCCGTACCGTTTAAAAGGCTTGTGACACCATCTTTAATGTCAGTACCCAATTTAGTAAGTGTTTGTTCCGCTTGTGCATCATTCATAGCATTTAGTTCTTTTACTTTATTACTTAAAGCAGTTCCTGCTGATGTTGCGGTTTCAATCGAATAGTTTACAACTTCCTCTATAGTTTTAGATTGTGGTTGTGAGATTTCAAAAACGATGGCGTGACCTTTACCCACAGAATTTAAATCTGCCGGATATTGTAAGTTGTTGTAGTTATATTTGGACTGAAATAATGATCCTAGTGGTCCGCTAGCAAAATCTGAGGCTGATTTGGCATTATCACTTTGTATATCGGAACCATTTACATCATTATAACCAGATTCAACAGATTGGTATGTTCCATCTTCTTTTTGGACTTGTAATTGCATTGTTCTGTCTTTGTGAAAAAGTTATATATACTATTTATGGCGTATTCAGGAACATTTAAACCACGAAATCCTCAGAAATACATTGGGGACCACACAAAAATCATATACCGCTCTTCTTGGGAAGCGAGGTTTATGCACAAATTCGATTTGGAAGATTGGGTGATTTCGTGGTCAAGTGAAGAAATTATTGTGCCTTATAAATCTCCAGTGGACGGAAGATGGCATAGATATTTTCCCGATTTTGTTATAAAAGTCAAAAACAAAACGGGAGAATTAAAAACTTGGATGATTGAGGTCAAACCAAAGAAACAAACCAAAGAACCAATACCACAACGTAGGGTAACAAAACAATACATTACTGAAGTGACAACTTGGGGTGTTAATCAATCTAAATGGAAAGCCGCTACTGAATTTTGTAAAGACCGTAAATGGGAGTTTGTTATATTTACTGAGGATCAATTACCTAAAGTTTGAGTTTTGACAATCGTTTATTTTTTTCTCTTTCGAGAGCAATTTCTTTCATCTTTTGTTTAGTTTCTTCAGTATGTTTTTGGTTTTTTCTACTTTCGGTCATTTTTTTTCTTGTTTCTTCCGACCACTTTGAACCTCTTTTAGATTGACTTATTCTTTGTTTGTGTTCTTCGGAAAGTTTTTTACCCAATAAACCATTTGGTTTGCCTTTCCTACTGACACTCATAGATTTTCTTTGTTCTTCTGTATACTTAAAACCAGTTGTACCTTTGGTTTTACCACCTCGGCCATTGCGTTCATATTCAATTTCCTGGTCACCTACATCAATATATGTATATTCAACACCAAAATACTCACTTAAAGCTTTATTGGTTTTATTAAATTGTTCTTGGGTTAGTATATAAATATTCATAACAACTATTTATACAATGACTATAAGACCATCATTACTCACTACACTATCCGAAGAAAAAGCCGAACTCAACTATCAAACCAATAGTCGAGAATCTTACAAATGGCTCATGCAAAAGATAGGTACTCTCAGGAATCCAGCAGTTGCATCTGCTAGGATGACCAAAGAAACTCACCGTTTTGTAAGACCAAGTGACCGCCAAAAATTTCTGATGGGTGGTTTATACTTTTTTGTATATGACCCCAAAGGTAAGGCAGAATTGCCATATTATGACAGATTTCCTCTGGTTATACCACTTAAAAGAACACCTGACGGGTTCATAGGTTTAAACCTACATTACTTGCCACTTAGGTATCGTATCAATTTCCTCAAAAAATTGTTACCACTTGCTATCTATAATGACGAGGACGAGATTAAGAGACTCCGAGTGACATATCCGATACTGGATGCGTCATCCAAGTACAAAGAATTCAGACCGTGTATCAAACAGTACCTCTACAGCCATGTGAAGTCCAGGATTCTTTCCATAGAACATAATGAGTGGGACATTGCCACATTCTTGCCGATACATCAATTTAAGAAAGCCAAACCACAAGAGGTGTGGCAAGATTCAGTAAACGAAATAAGGAACTCATAATGGCCGGATCAATTAGTGCCTTTAAATCCAGTTTTAGAACCGATTTAGCAAGACCAAACAGGTTTGATATTATCATTCCTGTGCCAGTTGTCTTGTTTGCTTCACCTTTGGTGACCACAAGAACACTTTCATATCGTTGTGAAGCTACTGTTCTGCCAGGAAAAACATTTGAAACACACGAACAGAAAACCTATGGTCCAATCGAAAAACATCCACACCTAGTATCTTATACTGATGTTGATGTGACAATATTAATGGATGATGATATGAAACAGAAGTATGCCTTTGATGCATGGTTCGATTATATCAATTCAAGATTAGATAACAATTATAGTTACAAAGACGAATATTCAACAACGATTACAATCAATCAATATGATGTGACAAACAAAATGTCCTATTCGGTTGATTTGTATGAGGCATTTCCTGTGTCTATGAACCAGATGGATTTGGATTGGAGTAATGACGGTGTGCATAAACTGTCAGTTACATTTGCATATACTTATTGGAGAAACAATTCTCTATTTTGATTTAATTAAGGAGTTATTATGGCTTTACCAAAAATTGATGTACCAACATACGATATTACATTACCAGTTTCAAAGAAACAGATTAGATATAGACCTTTCCTTGTGAAAGAACAACGAAACTTATTGATGGCTATGGAATCTGATGATTCTTCAGCCGCACATTCGGCCATTAGGGACATTCTTTATAATTGCACCTTGACTGAAGGTGTTGATATTGAGAAGTTGCCTATCGTTGATGTTGAATTCTATTTCATCAACCTCAGAGCAAAGTCTGTTGGTGAAGTGATTGATTCAAAGTACCGTTGTAACAATGTTGTGGATGAAAAAGAATGTAACAATCTGATGGAGTCAAATCTGAATCTACTAGATGTTAAAGTTGAAATTGATGAAAAAATTTCACCGGAGATTCAACTGACCAACAAATTAATGATTAAGATGAAATACCCTGAGTTTGGTATTGTCAAAGATTCAATTAATATGGAAAGCGATACTGATATTACCTTTAATATGCTGGCACAAAGTATTGAATACATCTATGATGGTGAACAGTTCTATTACGGACATGAAACACCAATTGCTGAGATGGTACAGTTTGTTGAAGGCATGAACCAAGAACAATTTATGAAGATTGAAGAATTCTTTAATAACTTACCAAAGTTAAAAGAGAAGGTTGAAATGACTTGTACTAAGTGTGGTTTCCATCATGTGATTAATGTGGAGGGACTCGAAAGTTTTTTCGGATAACCTTTCGCCATGACGATTTAAAGAATTATTATAAAACTAATTTTTCTTTGATGCAACACCATAAGTACA